ATCCGGATTGACGAGATGGTTGTGGACTTGCTCGATCCTGCGGTTCCAACCGACACGATGATTGCTCTGGATTATTTCGATAATCTGTTGATTACTAATATCCAGCCAGACGGCTCAACTATTGTAAAAAACCTGCAATATCAGGGCATTCAATGGGATATCACCCCTAACAAGATGATGGCAACTATTACAACTTTGGAACCTATAGCCGATGGTTTCATCGTTGGAAGCTCTTATTACGGTATAATCGGCACTAACACATTGAGTTACTAGGAGATATCATGGCAGCAAACCTTCCAGCAGCGACAGGTGACGTCCTTACGGCGTCCACAGTCAATGGTCTAGTGACCTTTACGATTAACGCTGACGCTACGACTGATTACACAACAGTTCTTACGGATCAGTATCAAGTCCTAGTTCCAATGAACAAGGCAACAGCAGTAGCCTTCAAGATTCCTACCAACGCTTCTGTAGCGTTTGCAATAGGCACAGCAATTACGATCCTTAACAAAGGTGCTGGTACTTGCACAATTAGCGCAGTTACTTCAGGAACTACGACAGTTCTTTCAGCTGGCGCAACAGCAGCTTCTCCAACTTTGGCACAATACAAAACAGCAGTTTGCATTAAGACTGCTACAGATACATGGTATGTCGCAGGAGCTATTGCTTAATGATTGGCGCAATTACAGCTGGTCTTTTTAATGCACCTTATGTAGCACCCGCTGATCCTTTTAGCGGGGGAACTTTATATACGTCAGGTTCGTACCGTTATAGAGTTTTTACATCAAGTGGAGTTTTAACTTGTAATACGGCAACTACAACAACAATTTTGGTAGTTGCTGGTGGTGGCTCTGGTGGTGGTTCGTATTCTGGTGGCGGTGGCGGTGCAGGTGGTGTTTTGGCATTTGCTTCTCAAGCATTAACTACTACAACGTATTCAATAACTGTTGGCGGCGGTGGTGCTGGTGCTTCATGGGGCTTAAATCAAAATAACATAAATAGTGGTTCTAATTCGCAATTTCCTTCACTTACAGCAGCAGTCGGCGGTGGTGCTGGTGGTGTTGTAACAACTTACGTCAATGGAAAAGCCGGCGGTTCCGGCGGTGGTGCTGGTGGTGAACCTTCTAGCACAGGTGGATCAGCAACTTCTGGACAAGGTTTTGCTGGTGGCGGTGGAAGCAACTCTGGTTCTAATGGTCTTGGCGGTGGCGGTGGTGGAGCCGGGCAAATAGGATTTAGCAGCGCAGGTACAACAGCTGGCACAGGTGGCGCTGGTGTAAATACCGTCACAAACTGGGGTTCTTTATCTGATTTTCTTACAGTTGCTTCTATGGGAGTAAGTGGATATATAGCAGGCGGCGGCGGTGGTGGAGCAGAAACAGGAAATTATTCGGCAGGTGGTGCAGGTGGTGGTGGTGCAGGGTCAAAAAGTTCTACAGCAACTTCTGCAACAATAAATACTGGATCGGGCGGCGGTGGTGCAGGTGGTTCAAGCCCGACAACTGGTGGTTCGGGTGCTTCTGGATTCGTAGTGGTTAGGTATTCTTTATGAGTCATTGGGCAGAATTAGATTCAAATAATATAGTAATTCGCGTTCTTGTTGGAGACAATAACGAGCCAGACGAAGGTCAGGCATTTATGGAATCTCTTGGTGGCATTTGGGTAAAAACTTCCTACAATGGCAAGATTCGCTATAACTATGCTGGAATTGGTTACACATACGACCCAATAGATGATGCTTTTATTGCTCCAATGCCTGAATGTGGGCATGAATCATTATTGCTCAATGCTCAAAAGCGTTGGGAATGTGCAGAATGTGAGGCGTTGCGTGACAAGTCCATGGCTCTGTAAAGCTGGCGTCACTCTACGTCAGGCGATAAATGATACTTACCCAGACCGCGATAAACGCTCCGACGGGTGGATTGGCGACGCACGTCATCAGGCAAGCGTTTCTGACCACAATCCTGATCCAAAAGCTAACAATGTCGTCAGAGCCGTTGATATCGACGCGGATTTATCTGGCACAAGCAAGCCCGACTTCGCAGGCAGTCTTGCAAATCAGATTCGAATCTGCGGACAGACTGATGGACGATTGTCGTATGTCATATTTCGAGGACACATCGCGTCGCCTAAAAAGAATTGGGCTTGGCGTCCTTATGTGGGGGTTGATAACCATAACAGCCACCTACATATCAGCTTTACTCCAAAGGGCGACAACGATGGCAAGCCGTTTGCTATCCCTATGCTGGAAGGTAAATAAATGAATATAAAAAACCCTTATGTAATGTCAGTTGGCGCGTTCTTGGCAGTATGGGGAACAACCTCAAATTTTGCTCTTGATTACCGCGCTATCCTTGGTTCAATCGTTGCCGGCGTCTTTGGTTACGCCTCGCCTAAAAAGTGAGCGCGGCTGATTATGCTGCTTGGATTGTGGCTGTTATCGCTGTGCTTGGTGGTATGGCTTCATACACACAATTCATGATTAAGCATTACCTCAGCGAACTCAAGCCCAATTCAGGTTCATCTATAAAGGATCAGGTTTCTCGACTCGAAGCGCGTGTCGATACCATAATTGAAATGTTAGGTAAGTAACACTTATCTCATGGCAAGGAAACGTCCGGTCATCGACCTCGAGACTTACTCGGCTCTTGATGCGTATGCGATTGCGTTGAACGAATACTATAAATCGCTGCGCAAGGCTGGCTTCTCTGAGACTCATGCGTTTTGGCTTTTATCAGATCGTGAGGCTTTTCCAGATTGGATTATCCCTAACCTACCCAACCGGATTGACAACATTCCGTATGAGGACGACGAGGACTAAGTGAAGCGAATCGTAATTCTGAGCGACTTACAAGTTCCTTTCGAGGACGTACACGTTACTCAGAACATAGCAAGATTCCTACAGAAGTTTAAGCCAGACCAAACAGTTACCATTGGTGACGAGATTGACTTTCAGACTATATCCAAATGGTCAGAAGGTACGCCACAAGCTTATGAGCAATCCCTTGGGGCAGACCGAGACCGTTGCGTTGATCTCTTATGGGAATTGGGCGTAACCGATTGCATTAGGTCTAACCACACAGACCGGCTTTACAACATCATCATGAAGAAGATTCCGTCTTTCTTATCTTTGCCAGAGCTGCGTTTTGAGAAGTTCATGAAGTTTGATGAGCTTGGCATCACCTTTCACAAAAACCCTATGAACATCGCTCCTAATTGGATTGCAATCCACGGCGACCACACGCCTATTAAGCAATTAGGCGGTCTTTCAGCCCTCGAGGCAGCCCGTAGGCATGGCAAGAATGTAATTTCAGGACATACTCACAGAGCAGGGCGTAGCGCCTTCACAGAAGCTTCTGGCGGGCGTTTAGGGCGTGTTTTACATGGGGTTGAGGTAGGAAACCTTATGGACTTTAGACAAGCTTCATACACCAAGGGAACGGCTAATTGGCAGCAAGCGTTCTCCATCATGTATGTGCAGGGTAACAACGTCCAAGTGGACATTATCAACATTGAAAAGAACGGCACGTTCATTGTGCAGGGCAAGGTCTATGGAAGGGTTCGCTAGACCAGATTTCGGCGATGAGACGGTGGACGAAATCGTTATCGTTTCGTTATCAAAGTTTGGCTTCTGTCGCATACATCTGCTGTAATACTTCTGCCGTACACGAGATACGGGTACAGAAGGGCTCACATGAACATAGATCACGCTTTATTACTCATGGCAATCACAGCTGGATTTTTCGGCTTTTTGATTGGCTATGCAAAGGGACACGAACATGGCAAGATTGCTGGTCGTATCGCCTACCGCAAGTCACAGCGCACTCTCGAGCAGGTTGGTCGATGAACGCCCGTGACTACCTCAACCAAGCTCGAGCCATCATACAAGAACGAGGAAGTGATTACGGTCACCCTCAAGACAATATGCAGCGCACAGCCTCACTTTGGAGCGCATACCTCGAACTGCCAATTACTGACTATCAGGTGGCAATGTGTATGGCGTTGGTCAAGATTGCACGAAGCATGGAAACTGCAAAGACAGACACTTACATTGATCTCGTCGCGTACACGAGCCTAGCCGCGCAGCTGCACACAGAGGAGAACGAGCTTTATGTTTAATTTAGAAGATTACGAGACAGTTGAAGAACGCTTGGTTAAATTTTGGAAGGATTACCCAGATGGTCGCATTGACACTAAGTTGTTGGATTTCAATGGTGGACGCTATATCGTACAGGCTTACATTTATAGAACTTTTGCTGATAGCGCGCCTTGGTCTTCTGGGCTCGCGGAAGAAACAGTTGCGGGGCGTGGAGTTAATTCTACTTCGGCTCTTGAAAATTGTGAAACCAGCGCGATTGGTCGTGCGCTCGCATCGGCGGGTTATGCGACAAAAGGAAAAAGACCTAGCCGTGAAGAGATGGCGAAAGTTGCAAAGTCTCAAGCGGTAGCAGAGCAAGTTGCACAAGTTAAAAGTAAGATGGCAGAAACATCTACACAATATATTCCAGTAGCAAAGGAATCTGATCCATGGACAACCTGGGAAAGACCAGCACCTCAGACTATGGAAACAGCAGTCGAGACGGTCAAATCGATACTTGGAGCCACAACGGAGAAGGACGTACAGCGATGCGCTCATGGCGATATGGTCTGGAAGACTGGAACCTCGAAAGCTGGTAAGCCATGGGGTCATTGGCGTTGTATTGGCAAGATTCTAGGAGAAGCAGAACGCTGTGAACCAATCTGGTATGAGATTAAGCCAGATGGATCATGGGGAAAGCGAGATAACTAATGGGACACATACAGTTTCTTAATCAAGATGGCGAATGGGAATCATTTCCTAATGAAGAGCAAGAAGCCAATCTACGCGAGAACGCAAAGCTGCTAGAAGAATTGGGTTATGCCCTTATCTGTCAGCTGTGCAATAAGTTTCCTAATCGAACACAAATTCGCCAACGGTATTTGAAGCATGAGTGGACTTGCGAAGCTTGTGGCACTATAAATTCTGCTGGCAAGGCATAACCTAATCTATGTCCCAGAGCAGGAAACACCGAGGCTATCGCACCGAGCGAGTAATCGAATCCTATTTATCTCAATGGTGGGAGAACGCTAGCGTCGGAAGAGGGGCTGGCAAAGATATTCACAATGTGCCTTTCGATTGTGAAATCAAAGCTCGAACAGAGTTCCAACCTCTCGCGTGGTTGAAACAAGTTACCAAGAGAGCGTCAGTTCCCAATGAGCTGCCGTTTGTGGTGTGCCGTATGAATGGTCAGGGTGAAGATGCTGCCGAGTATCTTGCCTTTATGCGGTTTGGTGACTTGGTTCAACTATTGCTCAAAGCAGGTTACGGGGATATTCAGACAGATTCGGTACAATTAGAGCCTGAAAGATGCGCAATGTGCGGATCATGGAAGTTGGAGCATGCACCGTGTCAAACGTGCCAAAAGGTAACCAAAGGTAACTATGCCGATTTATGAGTTCGAGTGTGACAACGAGTTATGCGAGGCAAACGCCCGATATGACAAGGAGTTAAAAATAAATGAACCACATGACGTCGATTGCCCGTTTTGCGGTAGCACTATGCGCAAGATTTACAGTTCAGTTCCGGCACATTTTAAGGGCTCAGGATTTTACACAACAGATTCTAAATAAGACACGCGGTCTGACCAGCACTTTTAGTTATGTATTTGACACCGCTGGTACACTCTGGGCTAGAGCCCTTCAGGGGCTCAGAGCAAGCCGCTTGCGACTAGCTTGCTCGGTAGCACTCGTTATTGGGATATCTCTATGCTTACCTATGGGTAGCGCAAGTAGTGGCTCAATAGATGCCATAAACCCAAAGACTTATATCCGATTATCTATGAATCATAAACAAGCTTCATGCTTACTTACGTTATATGGCAAAGAATCAGCATTTAATCCAAGAGCAATAGGTAACCTTAAAGGTACTTATCATGTTTACGGAATACCTCAATTAAAGAACCCACTCATATATGAGAAGTCACCTATAGAACAGGTACGCTATGGTATTAAGTACATACATCATAGGTACAATGGTGATACGTGTATGGCATTACATCATTGGAAGATATGGGGTTGGCATTGAGTAGCAAACGCGGCGATCCTCGATTGAGTAGGGACTATAAGCGTGTGCGATTGCAGGTGTTGGCACGTGATGGTTATATATGCGTATATTGTGGACAAGATGGGACTACAGTCGATCACATCATACCAATTCACAAAGGCGGTGATCCTGTAAATATGGATAATCTTGTGTGTGCATGCCGTAGATGCAACAGCTCTAAAGGTTCGCGCTCAGAAGGGGTTTTTTTGCAGCGGCAAAGTAC